GCCTCAGTAGCTTCATTATCAAGTGGCTTTACGTTCGCAACGGGTTCCGATAAAACACTATGGTACACTGCTACACCAACAGGCAGCATGACAGGTCAGATTTACTATATTCTTCCTTTTCCTGTCAAAACCATTAAATTTACAGGCGCAATAGCAGACACTTACACAATCCTGTAACAGTGTTGCATAAGGGTTTACCATGACAACACTACTTTTTGCAAACCAGGCGCAAACTACACTTGCTGCTCCAGTAACAAGCACTGCCACTACTATTTATGTAGCGGAAGGTACTGCTTCTTATTTCCCAAACCCTGGTGTTGACCAGGCATTTAAACTAACTTTACTTGACTCTCTTAGCAGTTTAATTGTTGAGATTGTCCTGGTTACTGCAGTTACTGGTGATGCCCTTACAGTGGTTAGAGGTCAAGAAGGTACAACCGCTAAAGCCTGGAAAATTGGTGACTTTGCAGCTAACTTAATGACTGCTGGCACTGGCAATGCTTTTGCTCAAATTTATGACCTGGAAACAACCAAGTATTCGGCATCCTTTATCAATATGGATACCATTACAGGTACTATTGCAAATTTGCCAAGCCAGGCTAATGACCTGACAAATAAGCTGTATGTTGACTCAGTGTCAACTGGTAAATACAAAAATGAATGTCTTTGTGCAACTGTTACAAATATCACTTTGTATGGTTTGCAAACTATTGATGGTTATACAGTTGAAGCTGGTGATCGAGTTTTAGTTAAAAACCAAGCAACTGCCGCCAATAATGGTCTTTATATTGCTTCTGCAACTGCTTGGGCACGTGCCATTGATGGAAGCACATACAACGAATATATTTCAGCAATTACTTTTATTGAATATGGAACACAAGCCGGTGGTGCATGGTTTTGTACCGCCGTTCCTGGTGGAACATTAGGCGTTACTGCGCTTAACTGGTCACAATTTACTACTTCAGCAACTTATTCTGCTGGTACAGGCCTTACATTAACTGGTAGTCAATTTAGTATTACCAATACTGGCGTTGCCGCATCTACTTATGGTTCTGCAACTGCAACCCCAGTATTTGCAGTAAATGCCCAAGGTCAAATTACTTCTGTAACAAATACAACTATTACTCCGGCAATTGGTAACGTAACTGGCCTTGGCACTAATATGCTGGCTTTCTTACAAACGCCAACTTCTGCAAACTTGGCCGCTACTGTTACTGATGAAACCGGTACTGGGGCATTAGTATTTGCTACTAGCCCAACATTCGTAACGCCAGCTTTGGGAACCCCAGCAAGTGGCGTAGTAACCAATTTAACTGGTACTGCCAGCATTAATATCAATGGTTCAGTAGGTTCAACAACTGCTTATAGCGGTGCATTTACTGTTTTATCTACCAGTTCTAGCACCAATACAACACCAGTTTTAAGCTTTAATGCAAGCAATTCAGCATATGCCGCTGGTGCAACGGTAGCAAATAGTTATTTACAGTTTTTAATGCAAAACAAATCCGGTACTGCCGGTGCTTCTACAAACTACGTAGTTAGCAATGATTTAGGTACAGATTCAACCTATTACGGTGAATTTGGCATGAATTCATCGGTGTTTAGTGCATCTACACCGGCTGATTTCTTTAGTATTAACAATAATGTTTATTTTTCAAGCCATGATGGCGATGTAACAATTGGTTCAAGTAATGGATTTAAAACCTATTTAGCCTGGGGAACTGCCGGTCAATCTGCTCACGTAATTAATGCAACTGGTGCAATTGGATTATCTACAAACCTTGGAACAACGCCAGCTACTAGTGGTACAAGTGGATTTGGTACTGCTGGTCAAGTATTAACAAGTCAAGGTTCGGGTGCCGCACCTACCTGGACAACTACAAGTGGCATGGTTTATCCAGGGTCCGGTATTCCTAATTCAACTGGTAGTGCATGGGGTACAAGCTATTCAACAACTGGTTCAGGAACCGTAGTGGCCCTGGCAACTAGCCCAATTTTTGTTACTCCAGCTTTAGGAGTTGCAACTGGTACTTCTGTTCAAGTAACTGGTGGCTTTTATTCAACAAGTTCTAGTTCATTTACATATACAGACGGTATTGTTGTAGATTACATTACTGGTACTGGCCGTTTTAGCGTAGGAACTGCTGATGGATTTGCTTGGTATAACGCTGGTGTAGCAACAACATCATTAATGACGTTATCAAGTGCTGGTGCATTAGCGGCCACATCTTTTGCTGGTGCTGGTACCGGATTGACAGGAACTGCAACTAGCTTATCTATTGGTGGAAATGCGGCAACTGCAACTTCAGCAACTAGCGCAACATCGGCTACAACTGCAACAAATGCCACAAATACGGCAATTACTGACGATACAACTACCGCAACTACTTGCTATCCAACATGGGTAACAACAACTACCGGTAACTTGCCACAAAAAACGGCTTCTACTAAATTAAGTTTTGTGCCATCAACTGGTGTTTTGAGTGCAACTGGATTTAGTGGTGCTGGTGGTTCATTAACTGGAATAGTTACTTCTAACGTAGCTGGTACTGGTATTAGCGTAAGCGGTGCAACTGGTGCCGTAACTATTACTAATAGCGGTGTAACTTCTATTGTTGCTGGAACTGGTATATCTGTATCAGGTGCTACCGGTGCGGTTACTGTAACGGCTTCTGCTTCAGGATCAACCGTAACCCCAACTACTACAAATGCTACATATTATGTAGTGGGTTCTTCCACAACTTCAGGAAATTTAACGGCCAGCATTTCTAATACCAACGTAGTTTCATATAATGCTTCTACTGGTGCTTTATCTGCGGTTTCCCATGTTTCTAGTTCTGACCAAAGACTTAAAAACAATATTAAAACTATTGAAAATGCGCTTTCTAAACTTTTAGATTTAAGAGGTGTTTCATATACTCGTAATGATTTGCCTGAAATTGGTGTAATCGCACAAGAGGTAGAATCAATTATTCCTGAAGTAGTGCAAACAGGGGAAAATGGCTATAAAACAGTTTCGTACGGTAATATTGTTGGATTATTAATTGAAGCCGTCAAAGAACTTTCTAATGAAGTAAATAAACTTAAAGAAATTAAGGAGTAAAAATGGCAATTACACAATCGGGTACTTCGATAACGTTTAACGATGCTACCGTACAAACAACTGCTTTTACAGGCGGTGGTGGTACAGTAACTTCTGTTGCTACTGGTAACGGATTATCAGGTGGAACAATTACTACTAGTGGAACTTTAGTAGTAGCTTGTCCTACATTTAATACTGTTGGTAGTTATGCTCAAGTTGGCATTAATGTTGTTAGTAGTGCTCCTGTTAGTGGTTCAAATTATTCTGCTGGTGGTAACAGCAATCAATTTCAATCTATTATTATGTACCAAGGATGTCCATCTTTTGGTATTTTCAAACAAAATAATTTATCTGGGACATGGAAATGGATGGGTGGTGGTTATGGTGGTGCGGCTGGTGATAGTTATGCAATTGCTTGTCGTGTATCTTAATTTAAAAGGAAAATAAAATGTTAACAATAACTTCATTAATAAATCCAGTATATGGTAATGCAGAAGGCACTCATATTGAATGTTTGGTAACCTTTGAAGAATTCCCAAATGAAGTAATGCCTTTTGGTTCAAATGCTTGGGATACAGAGCCGCATGGTATAGAAATTTATAATGATTTAAAAGCTGGTAAATATGGTGAAATTGCTCCTTATGTAGCACCACCAACACCTGTTCAACCTACAACTACAGGAACACAAACTGCATAATGACTTATGGCATTTATCCTAATTCATCACCTGAATTTCGTATGTTTCAAAAAGAAAACGGAACAATGGAAATGCAAGTTCGTTATTTAAATGCACCAATGAACTATATAGGTAAATGGATGCCTGTCCAAACGGAAAAAGAAAATGATAACGACAGTCAGCCCAAAGCATAGTTTTTCTTATGATGGAATAAATTTGTATATATATCATGCCAATATTGGACAGGGATTACCACACCATCAACATACTTATTCCCATGCAACTATGTGTAATGCTGGTTCTTGTTTAGTTAGTCTTGAAGGTCGTAGCTACACAATTAATAAAGATAGCCAACCTTTAAATCTTCCAGCTAACGAATGGCATGAAATTGAAGCATTAGAAAATGGCACAGTATTTGTAAATGTATTTGCTGAAGGAAAGTATTAATGTTTACTTGGAAAATATTAGAACTATTTGCAAACGGCGATGAATTAATTGCCGTTCGTTATTTGCTTTCCGGTACTGATGGAAAAGTAACAGTTCAATCAGAAGGTAAACACAACTTTAGTGATGGAATTGCAAACAAATCTTTAGACCAAATTGTTGAATCAGATATTGTTCAATGGCTTGAAAAAGATACTACCCAGGATGATGTAAACGCTATAAAATTAGCGGTAGAAAATCAATTAAAAAGCCTAAAAACAAGTGAAAAAGTAGATTTTCCTTGGCTGGCTGGCACTTTTACTATTGAATAAGGAATAGCAATGCCAACACCATTCGATATTATTAGTGGCGCACTTAAAGATATTGGCGCATTAGAAGCTGGTGAAGTTCCAACCGCAGATGCGGCCCAAGATGCTTTAGATATGTTAAATCTACTCGTTGATCAATGGTCTAACGAAAATATGATGGTTTTTAACATTCAAGAAATTATTTGGAACGTTATTCCAGGTCAAGTTCAATATACTATTGGCCCAAATCATACAACCCCTAATTTTATTGGGGCACAATTTACAGGATCAATTTCAGGAAACGTATTAACTGTTACTGGAATTAGCCAAGGTGCAGTTGTAGTAAACCAATATTTAAGCGGCACCGGAATTACTGATGGCACAAAAATTATTGCTACTTTAACCGGTGCTGGTGGTAACGTTAACGAAGTTGGTACATATCAACTTAATATTACTTACCCAACTGCGGTGGCTTCCCAATTAATTCAAGCTTACTATTCAAAGCCATTAAATATCAATTCAGCATATGTACGTGTTAATACAAGTCAAAGTAGTGGAAGCCCAATATTAACTGGTGGTATTGACTATCCAATAGGAATTTTGGCCCTTGAAAATTACAATTCAATTGGCCTTAAAACGTTAAATGGTCCTTGGCCAAAAGGTCTTTATTTCAATGCAAATGAAGATTCAGGCAACATATTTTTATGGCCAAGCCCTTCCCAGGGCGAAATTCATATGTTTGCTGAAACGTTGTTTAGAAACTACACATCACTTTATGACGATGCTTTGTTGCCGCAAGGATATACGGCGGCGTTGCGTTGGTGCCTTGCAGAACATTTAATGCCAATGTATGGAAAATCAAATCCAGCATTATTAGGAATGATTTCTACTTTTGCAAAAGAAGCTAAAGCTACATTAAAAAGCACAAACATGGCACCTATGCGTGTTTCACGTTACCAAGATGCCCTATTAATGAGTAGGGCTAAAGATGCCGGATGGATTTTAACTGGCGGTTTTACTAATTAAGGCAAATTATGGCTTCTACAACTTTTATTGATCAGCAAACCATTATTTATGCCGCATGGCTAAATGATGTAAATAATGCCGTTTATAACGGTATTTTTCCTAATGGCGTTCTTAATGTCACAACTGTAAATACCACTAATTTAGTTGCAACCAATGCAACAATTGGCACTTTTTCGCCAACTTCTATTAATTTGCCTAATAGCTGGTCAATCAATACTACTGCTTCTAAACTTTACTTTACTTATAACGGTACAAACGTTGCTTCAATAGATACAAGTGGAAACTTTATTTCCTTGGCAAATACAACTGCTGGTGGAACACCATAAGGAAAAACCATGCCTGATTTTGGATTTGTAGGGCCTTCTTATGAAGCCCCAAGCATTTATCAGGACGATCAAGAATGTATTAATTTTCGTCCTGAAATTGACCCGTTAAAACAACCTGGTCAATATGGCGTAATTGCGCTTTATCCAACCCCAGGCCTTACAACTAAATTGGTTCTTGATACTGGTGAAGTTCGTGGATTACGCACGGTTTCCGGTGGTGATTATTTAGTAGCGGTATGTAAAGGTGACGTTTACGTTATAAATTCATCATTTACTGCGGTTCACGTAGGTTCATTAAATACAAGTTCAGGAATTGTTGGAATTACAGATAACGGTACAAACGTTTATATTGTTGATGGTGCTTACCGCTATACATGGCGTATTTCAAACCCATCTTCAGCCGAATTTGTTGGAACTATTGGTCCATCAAGCACTACATTAACAGTAACTTTAATGAAATCCGGAACAATTGCCGCCGGTCAACAAATATTTGGCGATGGTATTAGCCCGGAAACAATTATTACTACTTTAGGTAGTGGATCAGGCGGCGTTGGAACCTACACTATAAATAATAGTCAAACCGTAGCTTCTGAAACTATAAATAGTTCGGCAACTGCGGCAAAAGTAACTGGTTCTATTTCGGGCACGGTTTTAACTGTAACGGCCGTAGCAAACGGAACCCTTTATCCAGGACAAACAATACAGGGTACAGGCGTAACTGCTGGAACGATTATTACGGCTTTAGGCGGTTCTGCGGCTATTAGCTATGCCATTACTGCGGCCGGCACCGGTTATGCCGTTGGTGACACGATTACGGTTACTGGTGGTATATACAGTCAACAAACTACTTATACAGTAGCAACTATTGGCGGTAGCGGTGCGGTTACTGGTTTAACAGTAGTCAATTATGGTGTTTATACAGTAGTGCCAGGAACACCAGCCGCAACAACAACTAGCGGTAATGGAACAGGGTTAACCCTTACTTTAACGTTTGGTAGTGGTACTGGTGGTACCGGAACTTATGTTGTTAGCACTTCTCAAACCGTAGCTTCAACTACTTTATATGCCCTTAACTTTAGCGTTATGCCATCAAATGACGGCCCATTCCAAGGTGCTGATGTAGTTGATACCGTTGATAACTATTTTGTTTATAACCGTCCTGGAACCCAACAATGGGGTTCTTCTAACATTCTTTCGCCTATATCTTCCGCATTAGCTTTTAGTTCTAAAGATGGATCACCGGATAACTTGGTGTCAATGATTGTTAACAATCGGGAAGTTTATTTATTAGGTGAAGCTTCTTCAGAAGTATGGATTGATAGCGGATTATTTCCTTTTGCTTTTCAACGTATTCCTGGAACATCCAGCCAGCACGGTATTGTGGCCAAATTTTCAGTAGCCCGTTTAGGTAATGCTTTTGCTTATTTAAGCCGAAATAACCGTGGTCAAGCCCAAATTATGATGATGACCGGGTACATTCCAACAAGAATTAGTACCCATGCCGTAGAAAATACATTGGCAGATCAATATGTAAGCGATGCTAGGGCTTGGACTTATCAATTAGAAGGCCATGAAGTTTACGTTATTAGCTTTCCAACCCTTGATTTAACTTGGGCTTATGATATAAGCACCGGTATGTGGCATAAATGGCTATGGGTAGATGACAACAACGTATTTCACCGTCATCGTGGTAATTGCCATGCAAACTTTCAAAATGTAAATCTTGTTGGCGATTGGGAAAACGGTAATTTATATCAATTAGACCCATTAAATTACACAGATAGCGGTAATGAAATTCGTAGGGTTCGCCGGGCACCCCATTTAGTATCAGACTTTCAACGTCAATACTTTTCAGAATTACAGATTCTTTTCCAACCAGGCGTTGGTTTGTCAGGATTAATTACTGGTTCTACAAGCCCTACAAATGGCGTAGCTGGTGTTGGTATTGCTGGATTGGCGATTGCTGGGCAAGCAAATATTGCTACGGTGGGTGCTGATCCCCAGGCTATGTTACGTTGGTCAAATGATGGCGGTTCTACGTGGTCTAACGAACATTGGACTAGCATTGGAACCCAAGGGGCATACAAAAACCGTGCTATTTGGCGTAGATTAGGAATGGCACGTGACCGTATATTTGAAGTAGTGGTTACTGATCCAATCAAAGCCGTTATTGTGGCGGCCAATCTTAAAGCGGATGCTGGGGATAACTAATGGCTAATAACAATGGAATTTGGGCTAATAGCCAAAATAATCCTTATCCACAATCAGAAATGCTTGATCCGCAAACAAAGCGGCCAACTAGGGCATGGCAACAATTTTTCCTTGGAATACTAAACTTTACTTCAGCAAGTACGGCCACTACCGGCCAAGCTGGTTTAACATTACCAGCCAGCCCAGTAGGCTTTATTAACATTACTGTTAATGGCAAACCTTATAAAGTGCCTTATTACAACGTATGAACCTTGTTTATATTAAACCTTCTAAACAATTGTCTGTTAAATCGCAAATTATAAATTTGCAAAATGAACTATTAAAAATGCCCCAATCTGACATAGTTACAGAACATACGTTTTTGCCAGGCATTTATGAACGAAAAATTACTATACCGCCTTGGACAGTATTAACCGGTGCAGAACATAAAACTGGCTATAAAGTGCGCCTAGAAAAAGGCACAATTGCCGTAAATGTTGAAGATACAATAAAAATATTAATGGCACCAATGGAATTTGAATCAAAACCAGGCGCACAACGTGTAGGACGTGTTTTTGAAGAAGAAGTTGTTTGGACAGACGTTTATGAAAACCCTGACAATTGCCAAGATTTAGAAATTTTGGAACAAAGATTGTTTGTAGTGCCTGAATGTGGTTTGCAAGATAATAGGATTAAAAAGGAATTAAAAGAAGTTCAAGAAGATTACAAGCTTTTTTGCAAAGAACTTGGCCTAAATCAACAAGAAATTGATAAAATAGTGTCAATTACTTATGATTTGATGGATATGCCTAAAGAATATTTTACTGAAATTAGGCAATCAAAAATTCATGGTAAAGGTTTATTTGCAACGAAAAGTTTTAAAATGTGGGATGTGGTTTGCCCTTGTCGTTTAGACGGAAAGCGCACCCCTGGCGGTAGATATGTTAATCATTCAAATAAGCAAAATTTAATGCCAATTAAAATTGGTGATGATATTTATGCAGTTGCGTGTAAAGATATTTATCAAAATGAAGAATTGTTATTAGATTATCGTTCTATGGTTCGTGTTAATTTTGGTATTACGTTAAAAGGGGAACTTCCATGTCAGCTGGAGTATCAAGCACAGTAATAGCTGGAACAATTATTGGCGGTGCCATGCTTGGTTCCGCTTATATGTCATCCCAAGCTTCAAGTAAAGCCGCTGGACAATATGCAAATGCGGCCCAACAAGGCATTAATTATAGTCAGGGAATTTACAATAATATTAGCGGAATGGCTCAACCGTATTTAAATACAGGCACACAAGCCAATAACGCCCTTAATTCTATGTTGCCAGGACAATATACAGATGCAAATGGAAACACTCAAACTGGTAGCGGTTATTTAACTGCAAATCCTACAATGAATGATATTACTTCTTTAATGCCAAATTATGAATTTGGATTAAAACAAGGTATGGGGCAATTTAATGCTGGCATAAATGCCGCTGGTGGTGCAGTTAGTGGAAATGCTATACAAGGTGGACAACAATTTGCACAAAATTACGCTGGAAATGCCATACAACAAGGTTATAACAATTATCAAGCAAATCGTCAAAATGTTGCTAGTAACATATTTACTGCTAATAACGTAGGTATGAACGCATTAGGAACAGTTTCAAATGCTGGTACTGGAACTGCTTCAAATGTGTCAAATATGCTTTCAAACATTGGTAATGCTAATGCTTCAGCAACAATGGGTTCTGCTAATGCTTATTCAAGTGGTTTAAATAATATTAGTAACTATGCAATGTTATATGGCATGAACGCAATGAATAAAACACCAACTACACCGGCTGGATAGGAAATAATATGGCTGAATTTACTGCGGACTTAAATCCAAAAGCTGTTAATCAAATGTCACTAGGTGACATGATGAAGATGGGCCTTTATTCGGCTGAAACTGCTATTGCACAACGTCAAGCGCAAGTTGCAGAACAAAAAGTAAAAGAAATGCCAATTATTCAAAATTGGGCAAAAGACCCTTCTACAAAACTGCCTGATGGTTCTTTTGATTTAGGACAATTGCCAGCATTAATTGCAGTTGCCCCTATTTCCGGCCCTGAATATGCTGACAAAATTGTTAATTTAACTAAAAATCATATTCAAACCAATCAAGAATTAAATAATCTTTCTGAATCTAATAGAAAACCTTTTGCTTCAGTTTATGGTTCTTATGGACAAATAGCCGCAAATGGCGAAAAAGTAAACCCAACTGACATTATTAAATCTTTGGAAACTTTAAAGCAATATTATCCGCAATTATCAAAAGCCGCTGATGGTCAAATTAAAGGATGGCAAGCTTATCCTAAAGATCATCCAGTTGACCCACAAGCATTGTTAAAAGCACGTAATGAATCATTAACGCCAACACAGTTAATTGATCAATTTGCACCTAAAGCACAAGTTGCAAATATTGGTGGTGCAAGCCGTCCAGTTGTTAGCCAACCTTCTGTTATGGGTGAACAACCTAAAATTACACCAACTGAATTTGGCGGTGGTGGAACTACCGGTGGCCCAGCAATTGCACCTAAATCTAATCCTAAAGACCGTGATATTGTTAAATACGACACTTATCTTGATTACAAACAAGACCCATCACTTGCTAATTACAATGATGAACAAAAAGCGGCTTTAGAAAGTGGCAAAACACTTCTTAAAAATAGCAATATGCTTGCTAATGCGGCTAAAGAACAAGAAGCCAATACCCGTGGCGTATATGAAAACCTTGCGGCAACTGCTGGTAGCCGGCCAGGGCAAATGGTTCGTCAAGGCGGTAAATGGCTTGCTGGAAACGCATCACTTGAATTGCTTAATAAAAACATTGAACGTATGGCCGCCGCTTCTGAAGTTATGGGAACAGCTAAAACGGATGCTTCCCGTGAAACCGCACGAATTATTAACGGTAGCACCGATTTAACTGAAAAAGCATTGGCTGACATTACTTCCCGTGCAGATGCAACCGTACAAGCCGCTACTATGTTTAATAAGGCTTACAACAACCTTATTGATAAACGTGGTGTTAATGGCTACATTCAAAGCGAAAAACTTAAATCTGCTTGGGCTGATAATTATGATGTTCGTATGGTTCAAATGGATGCTTTAGCTAAATCCAATGCACCTGGACAAAAAGAAAAACGCCAAGAACTATGGAATAGTATTAATAAAGATCAACGTGAAGAATTTATTAAGAAATGGGAAAACCTTCATGCTTTAGAGCAAGGAAAGTTTAGATAATGGCCGATGATATTGAAATCCCTGGACTAAAAGACCTGGATGTAGGTGTCAAAACCGCCCCAGTTGTTAACCGTACCGGCGTAACTATTTCTGCTGGTCCTACTGATGAACAATTGGCTAAAGAAGCAAAACCAAAAATTGATTTATCTTCACTTAATCCTGATTTAAAAACACGTGTAGATGCTCTTGCTGAACTTTGGAAGTTAGATACAAAACTAAACCCTAAAGGCGAAGATTTGCCTATTATTAGTGGTTATAGAACTACTGACGAACAAAAAAAGCTATATATGGACCGCCTTAAAGGCATGAATCCAGTAGCCGCACCAGGAACTAGCCGCCATGAAAGCGGCATGGCAATTGATTTACACCCACGGGTTCCCGATTCATTGCTTACACAAGTTGGTTTACATCGTCCGCTTGGAAAATCAGATATTCCGCACGTTCAAATTAATCCTGATATTGCATGGAATCCACCTGAAGTAAATACATCAAGTGACATAGAAATTCCTGGCTTAAAAGATATTAATCAAAACTATGAAGCACCGCCGCCTGAACCTTGGTATAAGACTTTTGGTAAACAAGCCGCTTCTACTGCTGACGTAGCCCTGGGAACTGTTCCAGCGGCCGCACAATTTGTTGGTGAACCGTTTGCAAAGCTAATTGACCGTGTAGGCGATACTAAAGTTGCAGAAGAAGCATTGGCAAAAGTAACTGGTTTCTTTGATAAGCCAGTAGGCAAAGCATTAGGAATTACTTCTGATCCAGTCTATAACGCTGAAGGCGCACGTCAGGTGATGGATTATGCCGCTGAACATTCCGATAAAGGTGCTAAATGGATAGCCGATAACACCGGAATGTCTAAATCAGATGCTCAATGGTTTATCAATGCCGCATTATTAAAGGCCGCACCTACTGCTGGCCGTGCCCTTAAAGGTACCGCAAAAGCTATTGGTGAAGTTGCAACCGCTGAAAATGCTGGTAATTTATTGTCAGAAATTAGCGGAAAAATGACTAATACTAGCCCATATAACACTAAAAAAGCTTTTGAAGCTGGTTTTGAAAAAAATCCAGCAATTTTAGATTATGCAAAAGAAGGTGCAGTTTCCGCACCCGAAGTCGTTAATAATGTTCGTGAAGCATTTCAAGCAGTTAAAGAAAATCGCCGTCAAGCATATCAACAAGGAATTTCATCTACTAAAGGTAATCAAGTATTTTTAGATTTTAAACCTATTCGTAATGCGTTTAATGAAACAGTTGAATCCCTTAAATCTAAAAATTTAGGTGTTGAAGAATCTAAAGTTGGACCTGAAACAATGTCTAAAGTTAATGAAATTCAAACAATTTTAGATAGATGGGAAAAGAAACCTGAACTTCATACTGCTGGCGGCCTAGATGACCTTAAACAACGTATTGATGACGTTTATTCACAAGGAATGACAGATAACGCCAAACGTGTAATGACTGCAACACGTAATGCCGTAAAAGACACTATTGTTAAGCAAGATAAGAATAATGAAAAAACAAACGCCGATTAAGAAAAAGGCTTGGAACTTGAACGTGAAATTAAAAATGCTTTAAGT